AATTTAAAAGAAAAGTTTGACGAACTTTTTGCATAGGAGATAAGTTATGTGGTGGTGGATATTTACAATATTATTCTTTTTATTTAGTGTGGGTGCATCTACATTAGTGTATTTTTCATTAAGAAGAATAAATCAATATGAAGGTTTACTTATAGAGATTCAGAAAATAGTTGAATATGCAACAACCAGAATGAAACAGGTTGATGCTAAAGGGCATTACGAATCTGATGATGAAACCGGATTTTTCTTTCAACAACTAAAAGAGCTACAGGAGTTATTAAATGGAATCTTTGAAAACGAAGAAACAGAGGAGAATAGTAGTGCCGAAAAAGAAAAAAGCTAAAAAGAAATTATATTTTGATATGGATGTTCAAGATGCTATTGTAAGATATAATGCATTAGATCCAGATGAAAATCAAGCTGAACGAAATAAAATATATGGTGAAGAAATACATACGGCTTTTGATAAACTCTGTGAAAATATAATTAACACATTTAAGTTTGAATATTTTGATGATGTCTATGTTGATGTTAAACACGAAGTATTGGCCTTTCTTGTAATGAATATGCATAAATATGACCACACAAAAGGTTCAAAGGCGTTTAGTTATTTTTCAGTAGTAGCTAAAAATTATTTGATACTACATAATAATGCCAACTATAAAAAATATAAAAAACATACTGGTATAGAAATATTAAATTCAAAATCAATTGGTAATAGTAAAGAGAATTATTTTATAGAATTTACCGATGAAATTATAGATTATTTTGAAAATAATATTAATAGATTATTTAAAAATAAAAGAGATATCGATGTAGCATATGCAATTGTAGAATTAATGAAACGTAGAGATGATATTGAAAATTTTAATAAAAAGGCATTATATGTTCTTATTAGAGAAATGACAAATATTGAAACTTCCTATATAACTAAAGTTGTAAATGTATTTAAAAAAGAATATAAATGGTTAGTAAATGAGTTTGAAACTAAGGGTATAATAGAAGATAAAAAAAATAAATTTTTTGATTAATACAATTTATTAAAACGATATAATAACCCCACATTAAAGTGGGGTTTTTTATTTCCTCTACATTTTGGTAAATTTTATATTTATATATGATTAGTTATATCCATAATTACAATATTAGGAGAAAAATGTGAAATCAAAAGACGAAATATTCGAGGGTAAATCATTTCAAGATTTAACTCACGATATTTATAAGAATACAACCGACAGAAAGGACCAGATAGATTTACTTATATCTGAAATACATGGATTCATTACAACAATAGATGATGTTATATTGGTTGCTCCAATTATAAAGGAGTATATGGATGTAGCTGTAAAGAATGATGAACACCTTGTTAAACTTGCCGGTGTTATACAAAGAATTATAGCTAAATCATCTGGTGGAGATGAAGAATCATTCTTACTATCAGATGCCGAAAAAGAAGATTTAATATCAGCTCTTCAAGAAGATGTAGAAGATATCCAAAGAGAGGCCGATAAGATAGATGCACTAAAGGAAAAATCACCAAATCTGAGAGAGAATTAATATGGGTTCTACTTTTACAACAATGCCGGAAGCATATGATCAAACTTCCATCTTTGGTACTAAAAAACCAATGCCTGTATATCTACAGTTTGTACCGGGTGTTGTAGTAAAGACGGCACCAGCACAAGATAATTTAATGTATAAAGGTGACTTAAAAAAAATTAGTAGTATTATAGCCATGCCACATGAAACCAATTTGGGTGTAAGAAAACCATCTGAGGCTGGAGAGGAATTTAGATATTATCCTTTACTTAGAGGTATTCAAGAAACCCCAACGGTAGGTGATCCAGTTTTATTGTGTACTTTTGCAAAAACAAATTATTATATAGGACCACTAAATACACATGGTAGTCCCACTTTTAATGAAGATGTATTTAAAAGTAATTATATTAAATCATCTTTTAATAGTGTAGTAAAAAGTGAAGGTTCGTTAAAAAGTGATCTTTTTGTAGATGATTATCCAGCAAAAAGAATGCAAAAATGGAGAAATCCAATATTAGATATACCATCACTTATTAATAAGAAATCTGCAGATTCTTCCGCGTTTGATACTATTCATGGTGATATGTTATTTGAAGGTAGACATGGTAATAGTATTAGAATTGGTAGTAGACATATAAATCCATATATAATCATATCTAATGGTAGATTGTCTACCGGTAAACCAGTAGAGACTACATTAGATGGAACAATTTTAGCGATATTAGAAAAAGGTAGTATCAGAAATCATTTTAATTTTGATAATAATGATTATAAATTTAAATTAGCAGATGATGAGATACCAAAAGTTAATAATAGTATTTCAAAAACATTTAATAAACCACTTGGACACGGTGGTTCTGGAAAAATAAAACCAGAAGCTTCGGGCCCTACTTTTAATTCAGACAATGAAATATATAACTATAAAGAGAATCAATTTTTTTTATCATCTGATAGAATAACATTTAATTCTAGAAAGGAAAGTATATTTGTATCTGCCCGTGAACATATTCATATTGGATCTGGAAATTCTATGACATTTTCTACCAGTAAAAATATTTTTACAGAGGCGCATGAGAGTATTGTAACTAATACTAAAGGGCAATTTGAAGTTAATGCGGATGCAGTTTGGATAGATGGTGTAAAAAGAATTGTACTTGGGAATCCATTAGCGAATGATTCTATTGAACCGGCCGTACTTGGAGAGTCACTTGTAATTCAATTGAGTAATATACTTTGGTTAATGAAAGAGATGTGTTATATAACATCAAATGCTATTGAAGCTAAAGATGGTCTTCCGGGTGGATCATTGGAGACTATGGGAGAAGTACTGGAATCAATAAATGATATGTTTGGTATGACACCAAATCCCATTCCAATGGTAGGAGAATATCCAAAGAAAATATCAGATTTGATATTGAGTAAGAAAGTAAAATTAAAAAGATAGGAGAGGGTGAGTGGAATTAGTAGCATTAAAACAACTTGATGTCAGTGGTTGGAATAAAAAAATTAAAACTTTGGAAACTCTTGCAAATACAAATATAAATTCTCAGGATGCCGTTAATGCAAAAATACCCGGAGTTAAAAGTCCTGCAAAAAAAGTGAACGATGAAATTAAAAAAGGTGCAAAAAAGCAAATTAAAGATACAAAAAAAATAGTTGATAATATATTAATTGGTGTTATGACCGGGGTGGGTATTGCAGCCGCCGCTTCCGCAGCATCATCGAAACTTAGAGCCCCAACCATGCCGGGAGCCCCAACCATGCCGGGAGCACCAACCATGCCGGGAGCACCAACCATGCCGGGAGTAACTATGCCGGGAGCACCAACTTTTTCTGCCCCAGATGCATCCGTAATTACTGGAAAAAGACCCCCTAACGCAGAAGCAGAAGTTTCGGGTATCAATAAAATGATTGGTGAATTAAACAAGATAATTACTAAAATTGAAAAAACTTTAAATAATTTGTGGTCATTTGTAAAAAGTATATCTCCTATTATAAAGATACTTGTTATCGCATTCATAGCCGCGACAATAATATCAATGATACCTGCAATTACGGTTGGATTGGGTGCAGGAACCGCATTTACTATGCATATACCAATAGCTAAAAGTGTTATGACCGCGTGTATTATTATGTTGGGTGTATTAGTTGGAATACCATTTGCAATAATAGCTGTAATGTATTTGTTACTATCTTTGTTTGAATTTATTGGTATGATTTTAGGTATAATATCTAAATTTTTAAATAGTCAGAATGATTTAAAAAATGAAAAAATTTCAGATTCATTAAAAACTTCGGATGAAATAGATGATTCATCCGGAGTAACCGATTATACAGATATTTTAATAATGACGGATGAAGATAATAAATCAGAAAGATTGGGTTTAATGACACAGATAAATAATTTAGAATTTAATGAAAATAATATAGTTTGTTCATTACCAGATGGAACTAAAAGGGTCATGACTCCGGATGAGTGTATAGCGGCCGGAGGTACATTTTCAAATTTAGTAATTTGTTCATTACCAGATGGAACTAAAAAATCAATGACTATGTCCGCTTGTATAAATGCGGGTGGTACATTTGGAAATAATTTGGGTGATCTTAAAAAAAGATTAGAAGATTTGGGGGGATCATTAGATTTTGTTGATGGTGTTGGTGGTATTTGTATGTCCGGACCAGAATGTGATAATCTTACTCAAGATGAATGTTTACCTCCAAATTGCTATTGGAGTACAGGGGGTGAGTTGGTTATTACAAGTCTTAAACATCCAGATAGAGATGTAACAGTAGAAAAAGCAACAAAACGAGGGGGTAAAAGATATGGATTTTATCAATCAGAATAGGAGAAATAAGTTATGAAAATGAGTCAACTAAAAATGGTAATAAGAGAAGTAGTAAGAGAAGAAATCCGTATGGGTTTAAAAGAAGTTCTCGGTGGGGTTAAAAAACAACCAGTACAAAAACCTAAACCAAAACAGAAACAAGACTATTCGAAGAATCCTGTTTTGAATGAGGTATTAAATAATACCGAGATAGGGCAGGATTGGGAAACTATGGGTGGAACTACATATACATCCGAAAGAATGAGTGAACTTATCGGTAACCCATCTTCCGATGAGGACAAAAACACAAATGGTAATTTGGCCAGAGAAATGGGTGTAAGTCCAAATGATCCAGCTGCCGGTTTTTTAAAGAAAGATTATAGAGAATTAATGTCCGCGGTAGATAAGAAACGAGGAAAATAATAAATGGCAATAATAGATAAGAGTCAGAAACGTTTTATAGTAGATAGAGATGAAACTCAATTTATAGGATTAAAGATTCCGTTAATTTTGGATAGTGGTGAAAAAGCTTCAACCAAAACTACACTTGAAGCTGTAAAACAAAATGTTTTTAATTTATGTAATACCGAGAGGGGTGAACGAGTAATGCATCCCAATCTGGGTTTAGGATTAAAAACATTTTTATTTGAACCATTTAGTGAGGATGTGGTAGAAAGTGTTAAAGAAAGTATAATTGAGAGTTTAAATACATGGTTACCCTTTGTTCAAATTAATGAGATAGAAGTTGATATGTCTGATAATAATTCTGATAGATTTAGAAGTACTCTGGAAATATTTATTAGGTTTAGTTTAGTAAAGGATCCAAGTATTAATGAGTCGATTCAAATAAAAGTTGGAGAATAGATATGCCATACGGTAAAAGTGAAATAAAAAACAGTAATATTGATTATACTGGTAGAGATTTTAATGATTTAAAATCAACATTAATTAGATATGTAAAATCATATTTTCCAAATACATATCAAGATTTCAATGAAACCTCTCCTGGGATGATGTTAATAGAAATGTCAGCTTATGTTGGTGATGTACTTAACTTTTATGTTGATCAACAATATAGAGAAATGTTATTACCTTTAAGTGAAGATAGAAGAAATTTAATTACACTTGCAAAATCACAGGGATATACTCCCAAAACCGTTGCCGCGGCATATGTCACTTTAACTATAAATGATATTGTTGGTGCGGATTCAGACGGAAAAGCCGATTATTCGTCTGCTGTAATAATTGATAAAGGTATGAAAGTGTCACCGTCTTCAGATACAACATTATTATTTGAAACTTTGGATGTAGTTGATTTTAAAATTAGTTCATCTGCAAATATTCCTGATGTTCAAAATGAGATAAATTCCGCAACTGGTGTACCATCAAGTTATAAATTAACTCGTAGGGTATCTGCAATTGGTGGTGAAACCAAAACTACTTCGTTTAAAATCGGTGAACCAACTAAATTTTTATCATTGAAATTACCCGAACTAAATGTAATTGAAATATTAAAGGTAGTTGATGATAATGATAATATTTGGTATGAAGTTGGTAGCTTGGCACAGGATAAAATACCAAGTGAAACTCATTATACTTCAACTCAAAATAGAACTACCGCATACACTACTACTGATGGTAGTTCTACTATTAATTTACCAGTACCATATTCATTGGAATATATAAAAACTGG